AACCCAGAAGCTCCGGGCTCCGCGAAGAACATGATGGCGCTGCCTAAGAATGTGGCAGATGCCCAAATTCAGCAGGAGAGCGGCGGTAAGAACGGTATCGTGTCAAGGCAGGGTGCCGTGGGCGTTGCTCAGATCAGGCCCGCCAACTTCCCACAGTACGATGCCGAGAAGCTGAAGAATGATCCTGAGTATGCGCTCAAGGCCCGTGACGAAATTATGCACGACCTTCTGGAGAAGTACAAGGGCAACATCTCGCTGGCTCTCGCTGAGTACCATGCAGGCCCGAACATCAAGCAGTGGGGTCCCCGGACCTTCCAGTATGTCAATAACATCCTGTCGAAAGCAGGCATAGGCGAATGATCGAATACTATATTTCAACCCATAAGCTCTGCATCAATGGTGTGGAGGTAAAGGGAAACCAATACACGCCCTACTCCGGTCACGGAAAGGGGTTGAATAACGCTGCCATGCAGGACGCTCATGGTGTCGGACCTATCCCAGTTGGCTTGTGGAAGCTAACCGCTTGGGTTAACCATCCGCATCTGGGTAAGCTAGTGACCCATCTTCTGCCCATCTCGGTCAGCCCGGATTATGGGCGCTCGGCGTTCTTCATCCACGGTGACAACCAAGGCCGGAACTTCACCGGCTCGGATGGTTGCATTGTCGCGGACTACGATCAGCGGCAGGCGCTTCAACAGTCGGGAGAGACCGAGCTTCGGGTGGTGGCGTAATGGCGGGTAACGACCAATTCGGTATGGCGGCTGCCATCGCGCAGTCGTCCACTGCCGAGACCGACAGCAAGACTTACACCGACAGTCAGATTGCTCAGGTCCATTCGGTCCCTGCCGGTGGTAGCACGAACGACGTTCTGACGAAGAACAGTGACATTGATTACGACTTGAAGTGGGCCGCTGCCAGCTCAGGAACTGGCGATGTGGTCGGTCCTGCTTCTTCGACCAACAGTCATGTTGCATTGTTCAATGGGACGACAGGTAAACTCCTGAAGGACGGCGGGGCGTTGGCTACGGTTGCCACGTCTGGCGCGTACTTAGACCTGTCCGGCACTCCCACGATCCCCACGGCAGCCAACCCCACAGGAACTGGCAGCGATACTGTTGTCAACGGTTCAGCCGCGACGTTCATGCGTTCGGATGCTTCACCTGCAATTCAGAAAGCATCATCGTCTGCGTTTGGCTTAACCAAAGTGGATAATGCTACTATTCAAGCTGTAGCGGGTCTTATCAGTACAAAATTCTGTGGCTTTTATGTTACAATGAACTCGGATTTTAGTGTAACAGATAACACCTTTACTACAGTTAAATATGACACCACTGTATTCGATACGCTTAGTGGATGGAACGGTACCACGGGTATTTACACTCCGACTAAATCGGGGAAATGGTTAATCTTTTGGGCTATGAGAGGTACCGTTGCTACTACTCTCAGTCTCGTGCAAGGGAAGCTATTCAAAAATTCCACAGCTATTCAAGTTGTTAATGCTGGTAATTTATCGGGAGCTGGCTTCGCTAATCTCTCTACTTCCATTTTAGCAGTCACACTAGCTTCTATGAATGGGTCTACGGATACTCTCCGTATTGACGGTATCATTCAAGGTAGCGGAGGTAGTGATAAATTTGATGCAACCCTCCCCGGCACATTGAATACGTTTGGAGGAGTATACCTTGGGCCGTAATATTAATCTACCCTTTTCAGCAGATGATTTATTAAAGCAACAAATTATCGGTATTGAGCAAAGTCAGTTCCGTGCCGTGCGAGAAGCTGTATTAAATTTGCCAGGTGCAGTCGAACGGTTACAAGCCCTTGATAATGATATCGCCACCCTTCGAGGTAAACTTTCAAAACCGGACGTATCATGATCTCTTCATTGCTTGACCGTCACTGTGTTCCGTACTGGCGTAAGGCTTATCGCTTCGCGTCGATCAGGGCATTGGTGGTCCAGTCTTCGCTCCTCATTGGCTGGGCTCAACTACCGGACGACTTGAAGCAGTCGTTGCCGAAGTGGCTCTTGCCTATCATCGCGTTCTTCATCTTGGTCGTCGGGACGCTCGGAGCTATGTATAAACAGAAAGGCATCTCAAATGATAAGCCTAATTAAGTCTGCTCTCGGGTTTGTAACTGGGTTTAAGACAACGTTCATTGCAGTTGCAATCGCCACAGCTTTGTCTGGTGCGACTGGCTGGTATCTTGGTGTCCGTTTCGAGAGCCGTATAATAGCGGCAGCAAGTGTAAGTGCCGCAGAGAAAGCCCGCAAGAAACAGGCCGATTACGACCAGCGCAATTGGACCAATGCTAAGGCCGACTACGAGACACGCCACACCGCCGATACCGCGGCCAACCGGCGTCTCCAAGATATAATTGCTAAGGGTCCTAAGGTAGTTACGCATACGATTACTACTCCATCAGGTGTCGTTGAGACTACGCCGCAGATCACAAAGGACAGTATGAAGGCGCTCAACGATCCTGCACTGGTAGGAGTAACTCAATGAAATCCCTCGTAATTCTTGCACTAATGTCAATGCTCGCTGGATGCGCTTTAACGCCTCCTGCTGTTCTTGGTTCTTGTCATCCATCGTCTGATCTTCCTTCTGTCAAGCAGATACAAAAAATCCCCGAGGCTGATACCAGCATCGAGGCGCTTTACGGATTGCTGGCTCAAGAGCGCAAGGCTCATGGCACAGATGTTCGGGACTATAATTCTCTCTACAAGGAGTGCGTCACAGATGCCGCTTCAATCGGGCAAAAATAAACAGGCTTTCTCGTTCAACGTGAAGGCGGAGATAGCGGCGGGCAAGCCTCAGAAGCAAGCCGTCGCTATCGCCTATGCACAACAACGTAAGAAGAAAAAGCCGAAGCGTCTACCGTAATGGTGGAAGGGGATGGAATTTGCACCACCACACCCATAGGGAACAGATTTACAGTCTGCGGGGCTCACTCGTGCCCAGCCCTTCCACTTAGGCGGCGACCAGAAGTTCCATATCCTTCTTCAGGTTACGGGCTGCCCAGTCAAACGCACTACGTTCTTCGTTACTCCAAATGTGACCAGCGTCCGCAAGGGAAGTCGCCAGCTTGAACAGCACGGCTTCAATGCGCTGGTCACGTTCGAAAAGTGTACGACGGTCTTCAGGTGATAGTGAATTAAGCTGCATTATTTCTTGGCCTGTCTCTGCTGAATAAAAGTCTTACAAAATCCCTGAGCGTCAATAATCAGGATAGGCTCGTTATCGGGACCGGGGATTTGTTTGCCGACAAGAGCGTCGGTCTGTGCTTGTGAGGGACATTGGTCCATGCTCTCGACCGAGGTCACGCTAGTCGCAGGACCTGCGGCAGTGAACAAGATCAACACGAATATTGTTATGTTCATCATGTTTCTTCACTCTTCTTATTAAGCTCGTCAACCAATTCTCGGAATGTCGGACGCCTCGGGTTAACGCTCGGGGCGTTTTTGTTTGTGTCGGAGAGTTCCATGCCGATCACTGCTGGGTCTACGTGCATGGTGTAGTGCTTATTGCCCTTCTCGTCCGTACGAACCTCAACCTCACCGTGCCTCCGTCGAACGTTCTCGACAACCTGTTTGGTGATAGGGTCGTTCTGAGACAACGGGGCTTCGATGATCTTGGTCATATCCACTGTTTTCCGCCGGAGACCGGCATCAAGGGTTGGGGAGTAATCTTGGACTTCTTGAATGTGCCGTACTTGTATGCGAAGTACAACCACGTCGAGTTGATGGCACATATACCTATACCAGCAAAGAACGAGAAATACTGACCAAGGTGGGGGTAGTAGAACAGGTTGTAGAAGCCCCACAAACCCGCCACCGCAGTCGTATACCAGTGAACGCCCTTGACGCTCTTGTCCCGACGAATTGCTTTCAGGTTCTGCCAACCGGCGTAGCCCATAGCGGCTTCGAGACAGCCGTTGATTAGATCGGGAACAGCTATCATTAGGCTATCTTCACCAATGTCTTCGGGAAGTCCTTGGCGGACATGCGATTGATAAGCTGCCGCTCGGCATAGTTGGGACGGCCCAGATGGATCGCACCATCGGTACGGTCACGCAAGGGCTTCTTGTTCTGGCCGTACGTACGACGGGTCAGCCGGAACACTTCCGTCGGGCTAATGATAGTCGTGACACGACGGATGGCCTTATCCGACAGGAACAAGGCAAGGGTATGGTTCTTCAGATTACCAATTCTCATTGCTGTTTCGCTCTCTCTCTTGCGGCCAGCTCGGCCTTTCTGTACTCACTATAGGTAGCCAGTTCACGCTCCAGCCATTGCGGATCGGCCTTGATGCGTTCGTGCATCCAGCCCATCACATTGAACAACACGCCACAGGTTGCACCCAGTTCGCCATCCGGCGTCTTAATGCCCCGCATGATCTTCCACAGGTCCATCACATGACGCAGGAAGCTATGCATGTATACCGGAAGCGGGATGCCAAGCTGCCAGTTGTCGCTACCGCGGAGACCCGTCGGGGTCTTCCGGCACTCGTGCATGTAGGCGGCGAACGCCTCCAACACTACAGGCGACAGGAAGCCTGCGTACTCGTACTTGTCGAACGACGTGTCACGGGTCGCACCAGTATCGAACTGGCGAATGACTTTGTCCTCACTCAAGCTGCTAACTCCTGAAGTTTACGGATGGTCTGGGCAACGTCGGGATGGGCAACCACTTCCACACTGTCACCGTTCGGACGGTACTGGGCTAAGTGATGGACAAGGATCGCTCCGTCCACCATGCCCTCAGCGTGACGCTTGTCGTCGTCCACGAGAATGTCACCAGCCTTCAGCCAGTTTTTCTTCTCGCCGTGGTTGACACAGTGGAAGTTGGCGACCGACAACGGCCCCAGCTTCTCGGTGATCCACTGGTACTTCTCCTCAGCCACCACCGCTGGGCTGTCCTGCTGCGGCTGGCAAGTCAGGACGTGGACTGCTTCAGACCCGAAGGTCCTCATGCAGTAGTCCCATAGTTCCTTGCCACCGGGCATGACGGGGAGCGAGTTCCAGAAGCCCGGCGAGTGCATCGCATCGGTCTTGATCTTCTCGCCAGCCCACGTCTCAGCAGTCCACTGGCTCTTGGGCTCGAACCATTGGTGGTTATTCGGTATCTTCAGGTCCTTGGTATGCTGAACGAAGTCAGCAAGGACCCCGTCCATGTCAAGGTAGATCGTCAACTTCTTCTTCCTCTTCTGCTGCCCCTACTTCCGATAGAACATCGGCGCGGGACAGTATTTTGCGCCAGTATTCCTCGATGATATCTTCGACCGGAACGTCCAACAGGTCACAGAGTTCAGCCGCCGTATAACGGTCGGCCAGACGATCCTTGATCTCCTGAACACGATCTTCGTCAAGCATAGCTGCCATCCTTGCCCCTTACCGCAATACGATCTGGGCTTTTTCATACGGGCCTGAAGACCAGACACCGCAATCGTTACACTGGAACCGCTGCTTACGTCCGGTACGAGTGATGGCAAATCCGCGCCGCTGGACATTATGTCCCAAGCAGGCTGGGCAGCTTGTATCGTGTTCGTCTATTCCGTTCGGGTTAGCGATGACGTTCAGGTTCGGGTGATCCTGCATGAAGGGACGGAGACGGAGATAGACCCGCTCCAAGAGCTTCACGTCCTGAATATTGTACTTCTTCATCTTCGCCCACTGAGAGAGGTCGCCATTAATGCAACCGTCCCAGAGATCGAAGCCACCAGTCGAGGCCTTCCTGCCCTCGCCCAGATACTGAGCCAGTTCATTCAGGGAGTTCGACGCAAACCGGAAGTACTTCTTCGCAACCTTCCGGGTATCAATAGTCTTGTACGCTGACGGCGCATTGTAACCGTTGGCAAGGAACCGGGCGTTCAACATCTTAATGTCGAAGCTGTCGCCGTGGTGAGCGATCACAATGTCCGCCTTGTCAAGCACGTCCCAAATCTCCGAGATCAGATGCTTGTCGTCGAGAACACCGGCCTTGTAGCCGCGGTAGTCAGGCAACGCCTTGACGTGACACTCGGCCTCGTCGAGGAATTTCCACGACACACAGATTACTTTATAAGGCTCCAGCACCTTCAAGATATTGGTGTCGAACATACCCCAAGAATAACCTGTAAGCGGGCTCGTTTCGATATCCAGAAGGACAATCCGAGGAGCCTTCTTCTGATGATTATGATGTACCAATTATTCCTCCGCAACCTGCGCGGGTTTGCGCTTCCGGTTGATCTTTTCCTTCGGCTTGTCTTCCAGCTTCATAGTCTGGACAGGCCCGCCACAATACAGGGAATGTTTGCAAGCAAACTTAACAGCCTCAACGGACGATTTACCTAGCGCCATAGCGGCATGAGCGTAATCCTTACCGTGCCCCGCAGTAACTGCACGAGCCTTGTTCTCGGATACCTCCGCCTTGTAGGCTTTCAGGTCGTCACTGTACTCGACCACAATGTCCCACACCGACTTGTCGGGAAGGACCAACAGATACTGGCCGTCTGTCTTGGTGGCTTCAAGCTCCGCCCTCGTGGGCAGATCGTCGCCATCCTTGATGCTGTCCAGCAGAAGCAGGACCGCTCGTACGTCCACGTCACCAGCAATGCCCAGCATTCCGCCAGACTTGAGCCGATACAGCTTCTTGCATTTACCGCCATTGAAGCCGTCTGTAGATGAAATCAAGCTGTCCGCTGCGAGGACCTTTCCGTCCCATGCGATTACGGTCATTCGTTGATCCACTCTTTTGGAATAGTCTTGTCAGCCCACGGGAACCCGTGCTTCTCGGCCCACATTGCGTGGGTCGTCTGACTGCCTTTCCTGATCTTAGCTGCGGCCCGGTAGAAGACGAACCGGATATCGAGATCGGGATGTTGAGCCTGAACGAGCAGCATCTTCTTGCGGTCGGTTGCAGAGAACTTGCCCTTGCCCTCGATATAGATTTTCTTCTTGGTCTTCGTCTTTAGCACGAAGTCCGGGAGGTACCGCCTAATCTCGTCAAGACGATACGTGATCGTCTCTTCTTCATAGGCGGCTCTCCGGGTAGGCCGAAGCTGCTTCCACAACCGTTGCTCGAACGGATTGCGGGGCTGCCGCTTTGCTGTCACTTAGGCAGGTTCAACTTCCGGCTCGAAAGCCACTTCGAGTTCTTCAGCCGGAGTGACGTAGACCAGACGATCCATCGGTACGATACCCTGCAACAGACCAACTTCGTCAGCAAAGCCAACGAACACGCTGGTAGCGACCATGAAACCCGTGTAGTTCAACACGGTCAGAGTACCATCAGGGGCAACGACACCAACCTCAAAGTCGAGGGGATCGTCCTGCGGGGTCGCAGAGGGCAAGGCACCGCCGAATGTGGTGCGCTGACCTTCACGGCCTGCGATACGGGCACGAATGTCGTCCGCAGTGGGACGCAGAGGGGTCACGTTCGCCTCCACTCCCGAAACTTCCGGGGGGAGATCATTATTATTGTTCATTCAATTCTTCCAATACTTGTTCTGGTTTGACTTCAGGCACGTCTGGCTCCCGAACCACTTTGGTCAGGAACTTCGGTCCTGTACTATAGATGAACGTACGCAGGCCGGGCCAGCATTCCTCCTTGTGTTTGCAATAACTGCACGCTGCACAGAGACGCATGTTCCCCGACTTACCCTCGGGAATGTCATCGTAGCACCGCTCTGGCGGTACGTCGCTTGCGATGACAGCCTTCTGCTCGTTGATGCGCTCGACTACATCATAGAGCTTCAGTTCTTCCTTGGGCACTGGCATGACGCAGATGTGTCCAAGTTCCTTGTTGATGGCAAAGAAAGCACCGTCGTTGCCACCCTCGGCATGAGAGTACGAGGCAAGCTGCCACATATAACCGAAGTCATCTTTGTGGCGAAGACTGCCGTCCTTGAACTTAGCGAAGGCAAACTTCGAAGCAGACTTCACGTCTACCGTTACGCCATCAATCTTAGCGTCCTGCCTGCCTGAAACTCCTTCAATAACCACACGCTTCTGTTCATCCTCGACTGTGTGCCCAGCTTCAACCGCAAGGAACAATAGTAATTCTTCGAGGATATCGCCGAACAAGAACTTCGTTCGGGCTGACGCGTCGAGTTTTTCCGGCACGCCTTTGGAGTGGGCATCATACCAAACTTGTCTATCGGGCTTGCCGATTTGAGAGAGGTACTGTTTGAACTGGCGGGGTGGTTCCCCGCCTTCCTTCAATCGTTTGGCGACCACGTTGGCAATCGCCTCACCCAGATATTTGACCTGCTCAGGATCACACTCGTGACCCTTCTCGAACAGAGCCTGAATATCTGGGACTAATGTGTCGAGGTTGGGCAATTAATCTTCCTCGCCCTCGGGTTCCTCCCACGCTTCCTTCTTCGAAGCGGGCTTCTTCTTGACGGGAGCGACAGCGTCCTTCTTCGGGCGCTCCTTCTTGACGTATTCTACCAGCTCGGCTACGGTGATCTTGTAGATGACTGGCTTCGTGATCTCCTTGAACTTGCCCTTAGCAGGCATGTGGAAAACACTGAACTTGATCTTGACCTTCGAGCCATTACCAATGGCCTTTTTGTCGTCCCAAGGATTGCCGTCCGCATCCACCACTTCGATGTGATCGTTGGGCTCGCCATCCTTCTTCAGTTCACGGCGACGGAAGGTGATGAACTCCTCACGGTCGTCATCCTTGTTTCGCAGCTTGTCGCCCAATCCGATCCGACGGATCAGGTCCAAGCCGCGCTGGTCGGGCGTCACGTCGATGGACCATTCGTTGCCGTCGCCCCGATAGTTCTCCTCCGGCTCGCCCAGCACCTTGGCCCAGTACGCCGTACCTGCAAGGTTATAAGTCTTTGTCATTCCTTCACTTTCTCCTTATCGGGAAACTCTGTTCCCATCTTGACAACTATATTATACCACTGAAATGTCAGGAAGTCAATGGGTTTCAGCCCACGTCGGTCCTGTTTTACTATCACCGGCCATTGGGATGATGAACTTAAGACGCTCGCCAGCCTTGGCGATGGCACGTTTGAACAGTTCGGCAACCTCTTCCGCCACGTCCGGGTGGCAGTCGTACTGCACTTCGTCGTGGATGAACCCCACTTGGAAGGCATCCAGACCTAGGTTCTTGATTGCCTTACGAACCCAGATCACGGTTAGTTTCATGAGAACGGCTTCGTCCCCCTGTATCCAGTAGTTCAGGGCTGAATGGGGGCTTGGGCACCGGACCCAGCCTCCGTCCATAAGCTGCATCCACCCGTCATTTTCGTTATAGGAAGCCTCAGCAGCCTCGAATAGGGCCTCCAAGCCGGGGGTAGTCTGGTATAACGCCTGCCTGATGGCAGCCCCCTGAGCGGGCGTGCCTGTGCCTCCTAGACCCGTCTTGCCAAGCTTGGGGTCTTGAGCCCCGAAGATCATGGCATAGAAGCAGTTCTTTACTTTTTTACGAGGTATACCAGCAGCGTCGGCGTTTCGTTGGTGAGGATCACCTTCGACATACTGCATACCCACTTCGACGTTTCCAAGCCGGGCGGCAAACATACGCATCTGTACTGCTTTAGCGTCGCATCCAACCAGCACTCGGCCAGCGCGGGCCCTCCATAGGCGACGGCAAGCTGTTCCATAGGGTGCTTCGCCGGAGGGGATGTTGGCAGTATTTGGCCCCGTGTGTGTGCAACGACGAGAACCAGCACCACAAGTCCAGACGGTACCGTGGATAGCACCATCCGCAGCCACCGAGTTGAGCCACGTAAGGACCATATTTCCACGGCTATGCGCGACAAGCCACTTGGACATAGCTTGGACAGCAGGTTTGACTTTTTCATCACACTCCTCAAGGAAGGCATTCAACCCATCTTCATCTACTTGGGGGTTTCCGCCTCTACCTTTCTTAGTTTTCTTGGTGAAATTGATGGCCTTGTATCCGATTGCCTCCATACGAGCGACACGTTGAGCGGGCGATCCGAGATTAAATTGGACGTAATCGTAACATACCAACTCGTCCCCCTCTTGCTGTACCTGAGGGTAGGACGCTCTCGCACTGACAACGTGATGGCCTTCGGAACCATCCTTTTTAAGTTTGTATTGAAGTCTCTTGACTTCTTTGAGTTCCGGCGGGAACTGAGCATGGACTTCCTTTTCGTACCGTTTGGCAAGTGTCCACAGGTACGTGTGAAGACGACGGCCTGCCACCTTGTCGAAGTAGAACCCTACCTCTTCCTGACGGTCCACCGCCTCTCTGGTGAAGTGTTCGATCCAGCAGGAGAACTCGCTGAACTGCCGCTCGTTCATTTTGCGACGAAGCGTTATCAGCAACCTTTCGGTGATCTCTACGTCTCGAACACATCGCTCCAGCATAGCATGACTGAAGCTCGACCAATCTTCAATATCCGCTCCGACTTTTAACATGCCGAAACGATGACCATACGCGGCTAGGGAGTGCCCGTCAGCCAACTTGGGATAATAGAGAAACCCAAGAACTTGAGTGTCAACAATAAGATCGGTGGGCAGGGTACTGCCAGACAGACGATTAAGAACAGGCACATCGTAGGATATTGCATTATGGCCCACCACCACGGTGTTCCTGTCGCGGGTGATCCCTCGCCAGAAATCGGTGACGGCCTCGTGTCCGACGACCTTGTGTAGTCCTCCCACACCCAGTTCTTTCCAGACGAGGCACCAAAGTTTGTCGGGCTTGAGACCATTAGCCTCTATGTCCAGCACTATGTACCGGCTGCCCGGCTTGTTGGTAAGGTACAACTATCGTCTCCACGCCCGCCTTGCGAGCTAAAGTTACCATGCCCGCGGTGCCCCGTCCTCCGGGGAACGCGATCACAAGGTCTGGTTTGCCCTCTTCGAGCATCTGCCGATTGCGGATCATTCCAGCGGCTTTTCCATACTTGTCCCAGTCAGCGGGGAACTCTTGGAACCGGCACCAATTAACCACGGCCCACTCAATTGCACATTCATCCGCACCACGCGCTCCCCCGGCGATAATGATAATATCGGAAGGTAGCCAGTTATCGTGGGGTATATAGAAGCCGGATCGTTCGTGGGCAATACTTTCAAGTGTGCCGACAACAAAGTTCCTCTCCGCCACTCGGTCGTTCCATCGGGGGTCAGCACGACCAATTCGTAAGTCCCCGAAATCCCTGCCGCCGCAGACGAGCCATCGTTTGTCATCTTGGTTCCTCAATCCCATTTTTCTTCTTTCTTATTGGCACCGCCCAACTCGTAACGCTTGGCCTCCTCTTTCGAGAGTTCGTTCATACGCCCAGTGATAGGGTCGAACGCAAGATGGCAGGACGGACCAGTGCGACCACAGAAACGGTTCAGTTGGACTGATACCTTGGTCACATTCCGACGCCACTCGTCCTCGTCTTCGAGGTCGCGGTGCAACTTGATCGTGATGTTAGCGATCTGTTCGGGACCAGCCGAGCCGCGAACTTGGCCCGAACGAGACTGGTGAATGACCGCAATGACGGCAATGTTAAGCTCCATGCAAAGCATCTTGAGCTTCGTGGAGATTTCATCCAACTGTTTACGCTCGTCCCCCGACTGGTCTGAGACAATGATACTGAGATGGTCGAGGATGATATACTTGCAGCCCAATGCGTGCATGTGCCTGATCTTGTCAAGCACGCCGTCAATCGTATTGGACCCAAAGTGGTCCCATAGAACGAGACGGTCGGTGTTAACGGCCTTTTCGAAATAGGTCTTGAGTTCATCTTCACCCACTCCCTCACGTACGTCGGGAAGGTGCAGAGGCTTGTTGGCCTCTATGGACATGAGACCTAAAGCCGTGTCGGTGTTGCTCTCTTCAAGGAAGAGACCGCCGATGCCATACTCCTTCTTCGCGTGTTTCAGTAGGTGGGAAACCGTCTCCTTGAGGAGGGTAGTTTTCCCAACCTTCGTATGCGCAGTAATAAGGACAACCTCTGAAAGTCGGATACCGTACGTTGAGTGATTAAGACCTGCCCACGGCCATAAAACGGTTTCATATTTCTTGGGAGTTTTGACATCATCCCAAAGCGATGACCCGAGCCGTAGACCTGACGGCGTGTAAGCTGGCGCATCCCACCACTCCTTGCTGAAACGTTTGGCGTTACCAGCGAGCAGATACTCGTTGGCGTCCTTGCCCTCCTGCAACTTCATGACGCGGACCTTGCCCGGCTTGAACATACCAGCCACAAGATCGGCGGCAGCCTTACCCGGATCGTCGTTGTCGAAGCACAAAACGATGCTGTCGAATGAGTTCAAATACTCAAAGTTGTTCGCCACATCACGCTTGGCGGATGAAGCGGAAGCAATTGAGACGGCGGGGTATTGCCTACCCTGCATCTCGTACACGGCCATTGCGTCGTCTTGGCCTTCCGTGACCGTGATTTGCTTTGCACACCCGGCAGGGAAAGCCTGTTGACCGTAAAGCGTAGCGGACTTCCAGTCACCTTGAACGACGAACTCTTTGCCGGGATATCTGATTTTGTTGGCGACGTGCTTCGCGTCCTTGTCGAAGAACGGATACACTGCCTCGTACTTGGAACTCTTATCACCTACGGCGACACCGTATTTGATAACAGTTTCAACACTGAAGCCCCGCTTACGCCATGCCGAGAACTCCTCGGCGAGCGGGTAGATGGCTTTCACATCCTTAGTTTTCTCAAGCTTCTCGTCCAATGGATCGTAATGCTCCGGTTGAATTGATTTTTTGCAAACGAAACAATGGGCATGACCGTCGTCATAGACAGCCAGCCCATCGCTAGAACCACAATTAGGGCAGGGTTCATGCCTCAGAAAATTACTCGTCAACTTCGCGGAGTGCCTTCTCCAGCGGCATGACGATGCCAGCAATCGGAATGTTGGAGTTTAGATGACCGGCCACACCTTCCGGCGGATCGAAGTCCTCCAGCGTGTCGGCGACAGCGTCAAAACAGGTGCTGCACATGTCGGTCTGATTGGCCTGCAATTCTTCACCACAGAAACAACGGGGCATGAAATCTCCTTAAACTATAAGACCTTCGGGTGTCATGTCATTCCACAATTCCCGGTATGCTGACACGACATGCAATGTGCCATTCGGGTAGCTCTCAAGCGATTGAAGGCAGGCTTGATTATTGGTGAGGACCATGACCTCGTAGCTGGTCTTGGCTTTGGATAATGACTTGATGGTCATACCCCTTTTCAGGTCGGCGAAGCGCATAACGGCCTCCCAATTTTTCTGAAGAAAATTCCGATCTACAGCCCTTCAACCGCCACAAGTACAATCGTTGGTGTCCCAGCAGTAGCAGTTGGATACCGCCCAACAGGATCGCCACAAGGCCCATGACCAGATGCTCTGCTGGTTCTGCCTTCCGTAGACCTGCTTGATCGTTCGCCAGACCCGGATCATGCGGCCTCCTTGAGGAACTCATTGATGCGCTTGGCATATTTGTTGGCGACCTGAATGCCGAGGTACGGCGCGGTGTTGGTCTCCAAGACCCACGCCTTCTTGCCGTCCCACAGCACGTCGATCCCCTGCGTCATAAGAGGCAGACGCTTGGCAGCTTTCTGGCACTGGAGAATCACGTCGTCAGGCAGCGGACGGTGGTCAATGAGGAAGTCAATGCCCTCACCGATGACCATATCATCGACCTTCTTACCCTTCTTGACCCGGTAGTCGAGGACTTCCTGCTCGAACATGTAGACGCGATATTCGTCCACCACGTTCTCCACCTTAATAGTATACAGCCCCGCGTCGGGAATGTCAAGAGGTTTCTTGCAGACCACGAGGCCAGTTCCCTTGCAGCCCTCTAGCATGGTCCGGGCGATGATGGTGTAACCTTCCTCGCACCACTCCTTCGCGTGCCGACGTTGTGTCGTCCACATCGGCAGCCTTGGGCCGTTAGGCGTATAGGCGCGGTAGAAGTAGTCCCGCTTATTGACAGCAATATCAATGAGTTCGGGCGGGTTCAGCACCTTCGCGTGGCCGACATTGGCATTGAAGATGCCAGTTCCGGCTCCCCAGTTGAGAATGAACTGTCCGTCCTCGCCCTTGAAAGTGGACTTCTCGTGCTTGATAAGCCACACGTCGAGCTTATCGGCAAGCAGCTTGGCGCTCTCGCTGTAGTTAGCGTAAGCGTACATATAAAGTTTATCGGCCATCGTCTTCTCCATCAAAGACTTCAAACATTCGCTTGGGTTTCTGCGCTACCGTCCAGTCCGTTGCATAAGCGATTTCCTGCACCAGACGGACGCCCTCCCACATCAGGGCATCGTAGTCCTTCTGTTGGGTGAAGAGTTTGTGATGTTTCGGGAAGACCTTACGGAGGAACCCATCCGGTCCCAGCTTCGAGAAATCTCCCATTATCTCGTCAGGTGTCTTGTAGTCTTGGCTGGCGTCCTTGAGCGACAGGATCAAGTCCACCCACTCACAGATCACATCGGGGTCCACGGTGCCCCGCAAGGCCCTGAACTCAAGGCTATTGAACTTGGTGAGGGCACAGATGTTGAGACTGCTATACCGCATCTGTTCCGGGTTCGGGTTGAACTTCCGGGTGCGAGCGTAGGCAGCCAGCAGGTCCACGATATACTCGGCATCACGGGCACGAAGGCAGAACAGATTGCCCTCCCGGTCCTTGCCTGCCACATGAGCCATCAGGTCTTCAACCACGAAGTACAGCAACATGAACTGGTAAGTCTGCGTCAGCGTCAATTTGGCGCAGTTGACATGAACATGAACACTGGTCCGGGCGCTCTCGTCGATGACCGTCTTCTTGTCCTTGAACTGTTTCGTGAGGTATTCTAAGAACTTACGGGTCGAACGGCGCTGGCAGGGCTGCCTCAAGATGTATTCGGCATTGTCCCCGCCGCGGAGGCTGCCGTCCTTGTCGCACCGCCAGTAGGAAAGGATGTTATGAGGCAGATTGCGCCCCTCAACCTCTATCTCCAGACCGATCTCACCCTTATACTGGGGGATCGGCTTGGCCGGTCCTCTTTCGTCTCCCACAAAAGACGTAAACAATTCGCCCACTGGACGATCAAAGTCCAGCTTCTTCCCTTCGACTTTCATGACACGCCTTACTTGGAGAGTTGGTAAGCCTCAAGTAGGAACTCGAACTTGGCAGATGGCGCAAGTTTGCGGGGGGTATCGGCCTGCCCCACTTTGTTCCCACGATAATACAGGTCGAACTCGTCCGCCTCATTCAGGCCGACAGCCCAGTGGCGGTGGTATGCAATCATCGGCATCTTGACGGCCAATGCTTTGGTGGCATTCCAGAAGGACGGATACTGTTCCACCAACATATCGACCATGCCTTGCGTCTTGCAGGCAAGCTCGAACCGCCACTGACCGGGACCACGGGCCTGTATGTTCTGGCCGGTAAGCCCCTGTTTCCACTTGCGGATCGGCACCCGTGTCACGAAGGCCACGGTCTCGACCTTTTCGCCATCCTTGTTAATAGCCATCAGGCCATTCACGTAGCCCAACCGGAACGGGCCGTCGGCGAACTTGGCGTCATTAACGGCAGCCCCATCCAAATTCATCCCACCGGAATAACCGGGACCGAGGTATTCGAACTTTACCTTCTTGTAAGGGTCAGCTCCGAAGCACATGATCGGCTTCTTGTTGTAGTAGAGGACCGAACCATTGTATTTGTGGTTGATATCCTCGACATTTTGATGTGTGAGTGCCATCAGCGTTCTATCTCCACATTATCAAAGACCGCCCAATTGCCATCATTCCCGGCCATATCGACTACCTGTTGTTCGAAATTCAGTTCGACACGACGCTGGCGCATCTCTTCGACCACATTGACAGGCAAGCCCACAAGACCAAAATGGCGCTCCATCTCATCCAACTGGACGTTATTCATATTGTGGACGGCGACACCACGGAACTCTACCCTGTCGGGACGAGGAGGCGCAACTTGAGCCTGATTTCTTTCAACAGCTTCACGTAAACCAGCCGGGGCCGGAGCCACAACCTTCGGTTTGCCGTAACCCTCGACTTCCTTCAAGAAGTTCTTGAGGGTGATCGGCGGCAGGTCGGCTATGTTGTGCAGGTCATAGCCGCGCCAGTAGTGACTGCCAGAGTGAGCAACATGCTTCCAGATAGCAACACGATGCTCCTCGTAAACTTGCAATCTCCACAGCTTCTGGACATTGCGCAGACTGCCCTTGATACCGGGACCGTAGACTTCCAAAGTCCCGATCACATCCTGAGTGATGCGTTCGTTCCTGTCGATCCACCGTCGGGCATCAGCGCCCCACCGGGTCCGCATGGCATTGCCGTCGAACAGGTTGTTGATGGCGCTATGGGCCGCATTGAATACGAAGTCACGAGTGACCTGATTGCGAAGCCAGACATTCGACGGAGTGCGATACTCCACCCCATACGGCTTGAACCGGCAGGCTCCCGCCTTACCATACATCAAACGGCGTTCGGTGTCACTATCCCAATAACGGGACGGAATGCCGATGTAATAGTCGAGTTGCTTGATGACCTCGATGCAATCAGCCCGATGGTCAGGATCGTTGGGATCACGACCCTCGGTCCAACCAATATGGATATGACCGCTCGCCGTCCGCATCGGCGGGTTTCCATCGGGTCGCGGATTGACCTCGCCGGTATAAGCGGAGAAGTCCGGGTCGCAACCAAGGACCTTGCTTTCATCCGGGAGGCTGGCAAAATAGGCGGGATCGAAATGTGCCACCGGGTCGATCACCAATTCGTGACCTTCCGGCAGGTGCTTCTGCAACTGGTTCATCACCGAAGTGATGTTCCGGTTCCAGTCTTCATACGTGGACACGGGGTCGATGTTGAACTCGACCGCCATTCCGTCCACTTGGATGGCCCCGTTCTCGACCGCATACGGGGTCTTCTTGTCGCCGGGGATCATACCCCAAGCAGACACAAGCTGCCCCGTGGCAGTATTGCGGACAAACATCTCGGGGTCACACCCGAGCAAAAGTTTCGGTACAGGCATGACTGACGTTCCCTTCGACAGGAGTTACAACGCTAAGAAAAATTCACCAGCAATTGCAAGGCAGTGCCGTCCACGTTCCCAGCTTTGGCATCGGCATTGGCTTCTTGTACGCAACTGCTGCACAGAAAATCGTCTTGACGCAGGAACTTGATCGGTTCTCCGAACAACGGCTCGGCCCCACAGCACGAGCAGCATCCCCGCGAATAGATGTTGAACTGATCTTCATCATACGCCTTGCCCGTCTGAGGGCTGCGATAATGATTGCCACCTTGAGCCTTAGAACGGACTATCATCCGATCCAGCTTGAACAAGTCCGTATTTACCCGCGGCCCGATAGTCTGCGAGGTTGACGACGCCGCCGTGCTGTTCTTCAGATGTGCCAGTCCCGACAGTTGATCGGCACAGGCTCGATTGTCTCGCACGATAAGCTGCGAACCCCGACCATTCTGGGTCATCGTCGAGCCCGCTGACGCTAAAGGGCGGGGCTTTTCCTTCTGCTTGACCGTCTTCGTGGCTGGCTTGGGCAGCTTGGCCCCTCGTTTATCGGGCAATGCCAAACAGAAGTGAACGTTCTCCGGCAACATGTGAACCTTCTGGAAGGCAATCTTGTTGCGGTTCAGGATCAGATAGAGCATCCCCGCCTCGCTGGCCCAGAAGATGCGCTCACGTTTCTCGTCGTACACATAGTACAACGGACGACGATCATTGCGATAGAAGTTGAGGGTGTGATCCTTCTTGTTGTACCACACCAACGCCATCGCATCTTCCTTGCTGGTCATAGCCAGCATCTTATCCAGACCATCCCTGTCGAGACGATAGTACAACGCCTCGCTGTCCGTTCCGAAGTGAATGCCCGGCCCTTCCAACGTGTTCTTGGTGGCCCAGTCCAACGTACCGTTGTGAGTGCCGACCACGTTGTCGAAGTCAAACGGCTGAGCGTTGGACTTCTTCACATCACCCACCGTCTTGCTACGACAGTGACCGATCAGAAGTTGATCGCTGTCCACGATCAGCGAACGTGTCTTCGCCATGTCGAGGAACTCAGGTGAGGGCAAGGTCATCTTGACCATGTTCGTCTCACCCTTGTCGTCACGGAATTTGCGGCCCACGACGCCCGTGCTATCGGTGCCACGGAATGAGGACACCAACAGCAATTGGCTGAAGGTGGCGAAGTCGTCCCGGCCTTGGACACGTTCCAAGGTACCGGCGATACCGGCTAAACCACACATGCTATTTTCCCTTCTCTGCTTTAATCTCTTTGAACACACCACTACCACGGGCGCTCTCCGGGTACTCACCACGGATACACTTCCACAGGACACGACGGAAGTAATCGGTGCAACCACCCGGTTGATATGCTTCCACGTATTCAGGATGCGGTTGAAAGCACAGAGACTTGGTGTCAGGATACCATACAACCTCGTGGTCAATCTTGAAGAAATCATCCGCCGCTGTCCCATTGTTCTTCAACTGCCAAGTGTGTTCGGCGGCAGCCTTGAAGGTAGTTTCACGGGCGGTGGCGATCACGATGCCGGTCTGTGCCGGTCGAAACTGTTGGTGATGGGTAGACGTGACCCTAACCTTTTCACCAGTGAAACGATCAATGGCGTAGTGAGTGCGACCGTGGTTGTCCACGTCCTGCCATAACTTGCCGCCATTCATCACGTTGAGGAATTGGCCACCACGGCAGATACCCACCTTGATCTTGTCCTTCGACGCTCGCCAGCCAATCAGATCACGGTCGTCTGTCTTGATGTTATAACTGGTTCGCGGAAGGGCAACCTCGCCATACAGAGCCGGGTTCACATCAGCGCCACCGACGAACTGAATAATGTCGGCATCATCCACACTATCGGCCTTGGCAATGCCGCACATCTCGAACAGTCTATACTCCAAGTCGGAGAACGTGCTGTGGACGTGGACTTTAAGCTGCTTTCCGTTTACGAGGAACGCGCTTTGGTTTAGCTTCGGCGGCGTGTTGTTCTTCCAATTTTGGACGGGCATCCTTCAAAATCCTTCCAGTCTCTGTGATACCAATTTCCACCAGCCGCGCCAGTGGATACTTCATGTACGCATCATCGCTCACTCGGAACATACGAGCGCCAGCTTCCTTCTTAATCGGATACTGTTTCTCGATATAACAACCGTAGGGATTTCCCTGGTAATTGAAATCTCCCTTGATGTTGCCGCCCCACACTTTGTTGCAGGGTTTATAGTCTTGGTTCTTGACGTAAGGATGGTTGCATCCCTTCGGCGTGCCATTCATGAAAGCTTCGACAGCTTCCATCGTTAACTCGTTGGGATCGAGCGGATGATGGCCGATACCGCCCGACAATTTCACGCCCTCACGACCAAACGAAACGGTCAAGATGAAGGCCATGTTCTCATGAACACCAGCATCCACTAAATCATTCCACCGTGCCACTTCCCAATAATGTTCGGAAGGAATACGAGTGGCGATCAACGCATTGACAATAAGGTTCGCCGCTTGGTTCAAGTCAGCGATTACAAAACCTTTCTTGGTGGCGAACTCTGTCGTGGTTGGCACGAACACTTGCGCCCACGGCGACCGGTGCAACAGCCAATCATTGAACTTCAACGTCTGTTCTGTTATCTTGACTTTGTCACCATGATAGCCGTGACCCGGTTTCGGGAACTTCGACCAGATGGCTGTGCAATCTTTGGGCATCGAGTGCATCTGAGCATGGCACGCCTTGTTCGGGGACACATAAATGTCCCCGTCCTTCTTCACCACACCATACTCAAACTGATAATAATAACTGTTGTTCTGGTGCTTATCGAGATACTCTAATGCCTTCTTGGCGGGAGCAGGCAGGACAATATCCTTACCGACCAGAACAGCCATAGCGTCGTTGATTTTGCGCTTTGCAAGCATGGAAATGCTCCAGAGGAAATGGGCCGGTTTCATATTAGTGCCTATCTGAAACGATCAGGTCAGCCCCCGCCTTTCACAGCGAGGCGCAACCGATCTGTCCTCAACGGACGCAATCAGCTTGACGATAGGGAGAAACACGGAAAACAACCTGCCCTCTTTAAGCACGGCATTGTTGGTGCGTCAGCATGGGTTGGCGGTCCATGCCGGTCCAATCTCCCCAATCAGGGGGCCGGGTTCAGTCTGCCACTAGGCTTACCTGAACAGAGTGGCGTCACTTCTTTGTCGGCCATAGGATTGGTTATCCCTACATCCGACGTGCCCCACCGTAGTAGGGATAAGTTTCAGGTCTACCCACGACTATGGGGCACGTTACCGCCGTACAGACTAAGTTCGGAAACGTAACATCCTTCTGGCTCGCAAGCTTCCGGCGTGTCCTCGTGCAACGCTTTCTGATGCTCATTCATGCAATCACTATCTTAAAACGCCGATAGTTTTCTCATGACTTCTTGCAGACAGACAAGGGTCACACGCCAGTCCGAATGTGGCTGACCTGAACTGGCTTACTCAATATCCGCTGATGGATAGACCATCTTGGTATGAGCAAATTCTTTCAACAGCCGCTCGTTCTCTGTAAGCGGCTTGTGATGTACGATATAACTGGGCTGTTTGATCGGCTCAACCTTAGCACCAACAGCATGACTGACGTTGTTCGGTCGCTTGATACCGGGTATCCAGTCGCGGGCAACCTGCGGATTGTAGATATAAACTGGCCATTGCCCGCCTATCTTGCGGTTACTTGACCAGCCATCAGGTA